CCCGCAAATGCGGGTCTCCGGTGAGCTTGCTCACTTACATCACGTACCCTCCAAACTCTATGAGTACAGACTATGACTCGGAACAGGAATCGTACCGTTACCCACGGTGGCACCGGTTTTGCGAAAGCATTAACCGTTGGCCTGAGTGATCAGGTCACCACTGCTGGTTATCGATACGACGAATGCTCCGATGTTGTTGGCAACCGTAGTGGTCAGAACCCCCTCTTTCTCGCTCATTCAATGGGCGTTAGGTGGTGGGCTTCTGGCCGAATCAACGGTTGGTGGGACACAACGAACGTCGCGAGTGTCACGAGCGTAGCAGGCTTTGCCTACTATGCACATCATGACATTCCTCCGACGTCCACTAAGCCTTCCAACAACTCCGCCTACAGCGAGGGATTAGCCAAAACTAATCCAAACACTCCGGTGGTAGATCTACCACTGTTTGTTTGGGAGCTCGGCGATATCCCGCGTATGGTTAAGGACTGGGCCGACACGCTCATTCATCATCCTATTATGAGTGCAGGAGAAAATCTTAACGATCTTCCCCGTTCACTCGCTAGTAGGCATCTTGAATGGAAATTTGCGATCGAACCTTTCCTTAATGACCTTAAGGGCATTCTCGACTTCGAGGACTCCGTCAGCAAGAAGCTACGGTACCTCGATCGTCTCGGCGCCCCAGGCGGGTCTGTACGTAGCGGGACAGTCTACAAGGACGAGGCTAATCACCCCGTCGGAATCTCGGGCTACAACTATGCGACTTCTCTTTACCAAGAGGGTCGTACGTTACGGGTCCAAGATTCGGTGAAAAGGGAGATGTGGGTTTCCACTAAGTGGATACCCCAGGTCCCTATTCCCAAGACTGACTTTGAGAAGCGTATGCTGGCTAAAAGACTGGCTTTCGGCGAGGAGATTAGCTTTTCACTTTTGTGGAATGCTTTCCCCTGGTCTTGGCTGATCGATTGGTTCAGCAACGTAGGAGACGTCTTAAATAACACTCGGAATATTCTTCCGGTGAAATTCGGCGACTCCTGTCTCATGGATCACACCATCTTGCGGCGTAAGCTGCATGATGTTCAGCCGGGTTCTGGAACTCTCCAGATCCGGATGCCCGAGTACTTGTACGATGAGAAAATTCGTACTCCTATGGGTAGTGATCTTCCGCAGATTGAGTTTGGGATGCCGCTGATAACAGCGGCACAAGCGACCATCCTTAGTGCACTGACCGTGCTCAAGGGCAAGGTCAGACTCTAGCACAAAGGAAACTACCATGGCTATTGCCAATCCCATCGTGATCACATTGGGGGGTTCTGGCGGAACCGCCAAATCCCTCAACAAGATCAACCAAGACGCCTACGGATCGGAGTACTATCTCCGGGAGGCTACGCAGGAGTTTCGGGTTAAAATCCGTCACTCCACCGAGTCTCCGCGCGCAGACGGGGTGATTCTCGAACGCCATGCGTTCGAAATTTCACATACCGTCTTCGGCACCTCTGGCGCCGCCGACACTTTCCGACAGGCCTACGTCATTCTTCGGAATTCAAAGAAGGATGACGCGACCGAGGTCGCCAAGGTCGGCTCTGCATTGTCCTATTATATGGACGCAACACACTACGGGGATCTCATCGGATGGGTAAACTAGAGCATTCGCTCTATATTGCCGGTCTCCTGAGTGTCGCCATAGTGCTAGCCTGCCTTCTGGCAGCGTGCAGTTCGGTTTCCTTTCGTCTCGGTGAGCTCTCCTTCGAAGGAGCATCCCCCGAGAATACGATTGGAATTGATGGTTCCGATCTGAAGTAGTAACAGATCGGTCGCTCTAGCCCTTCCGTCAACTGGAGTTAAATCCTATGACTAAAAGGGAAGACACTGGTAGTTACGCAGACGCTCTCGACGCAGTCCTACGGGACTGCGAACAGAACTATCCACAAGACCGCTTGGATTGGATACGCGATAGCAAGCGTATTCACCATAACGTTCAATCTCGAGGACTAGGGTTCGTTACCCTTGCCCTCCCTCAGTTAGGGGATTGGCTTTTGGCCAGCCTAGCTGACGAGCGACTACTTGAAGGAACTCGGCCCCCTTGCGGGGGTTCGCGTTCTAACAAGGACCTCAGGCCCAGATTCCTCTGGGGTTTGTGGTCTCGCCTGTTTGATGAACGTGGTCTCATTCTCAAGGATCTGGATCATACAGCCCTATTCCTTCTTCTAACGATAACGAATCTTTGGAAGAAAGTAGAGCTACCTTGTAAGCCTGCGAATCATCGCAAAGCCTACGAGGAGTATTTCCAGATTGACGCAATTCTACCTCTAAGCTCCGAGATTTGGAGCGGCGAAATAGAGCCAGACCATCATGAAACGTGCGGATCTCTTGAAGACCTGCACTTTAATGACCTGGTGACGGATTCTTCCGACTTGCGTTTCTTGCTGAGTGACTGCCAACATGTCTCAGACTTCTTAATCTGGGAACTCGGCGTCTTCGACGCTGAGTCTGTTGTTGGTAGACATGGACCTGGTGCAGTCTCAGACCTACGAAGGAACGGTGATAAATACACCTTCCCAAGTTGGCCTGAGAGACTCGAAAGACTGTTTCCTGTCGTCGAGCATGGCATGTTGAATGCCATGTCCGGCTTCGTGGAGCATATCAATACCTCTGCCCCTGGCTTTGACCGTGAGGTCAGCAGTTACCTAACTGCGGTTCCAAAGACGCAGAAGGCACCTCGGCTTATTGCCGAAGAGCCTACCTGCCATCAATGGATCCAGCAAGGGGTTTCGGATCTACTCCGAAAACGGGTGCAATCTTCAACGCTTGGTACCTCGATCGATTTCTTCGATCAAGGCCCGAGCCAAGAAGCTTGTCGAGCCGCCTCTGCAAGTGGTACGTCTTGTACCATCGACTTGTCGAGTGCTTCGGACCGTATGAGTACTTGGTTAGTACAACGTATCTTTAGGAGCAATCCCTCGCTCCTTCGGATGCTTGTTGCTACCCGTACTCGGTTCTTGGCCCAAGACGATTACGCTGACCTCCCGAGAGTTACCAAACTCAGGAAGTTTGCTTCGATGGGTTCAGCTTTGACGTTCCCTGTACAGTCTATCGTCTTTACTTGTCTTGCCATTGGTGTTGGTAGATATCTACACCGTGACTTGACTCTAAAGCAGATAGCTGCCCGGGTCCGGGTGTTCGGAGACGACATAGTCGTCCCTTCATCCTGGATAGTACCCCTCACGCGATTACTAACCGCGTGTGGGCTCAAGGTTAATGGCGAGAAGTCGTTCTCTTCTGGTTTCTTCCGGGAGAGTTGCGGCCTATATGCCTACGAAGGTTACACTGTAACCCCGTTCCGCATTCGTCATGTCTTGAGAGGCGTCGATGGAGCTAGTCGCGTTTCATGGGCACAGGGTGCTTACAACGCCCATCTTATGGGCTTGTGGCACACTAGTGCTTACATGGAACGGCAGGTTGCCAAGGGGATTAATCTCCCCACGGTACCTGTGTCGGCTCCACCGGTCGGCATGCCAACCTTTAGTAAAGGCGAGCCCCCTAACCTTCGGGTCAAGTGGGACTCTAATCTTCAACAAGAGGTTGTTACTGTGATCGGCTTCAGACTGAAGACGAAAGCAGTACGTGCCGATGACGGAATCAACTCCCTCCTTCGGCTTGCTACAGCCGGGTACAAGACCCGGCTTACGCTCGCCGACTTCATGGACATCCCGAAGACGAAGTCTTCGTTTGTACATGAGTTTACGGACGTAGTTGATGGACCCGCTTATCTTAAGCGGGTTCGGGTACCTCGCGCGCTTATCTACGGTTAACCGTGGATGGCCTGCGAGGATTAGGAGAGGCGTGAGCCAATCTTTGGAAGGT